GGGTGTAGGGCTCAGACTAAAAAGATAATTAAAGATAGTATTAAGCAAGCTAATGAGGTTTTGAGGTTAAACGTTGAAATTGAGGTTGATACGAAGTTTGGAAACTCATATGCTGATGTCCATTAGAAAATAAATCACTAAAAACTTGTGTAACTTAAAAAAAAGTCGTATATTCGCACTAATATGAGAAGAGAAAAGATATTTCGTTCTAAAGTTAGAAAAAATGCTATTAAAGCTGGGTTCAGATCTGGACTAGAGCACACAGTAGCTAAAATACTCGATGAAAACAACATAGAGTACCAGTATGAACCAATAAAACTAGAGTACGAGCAAAAGACATCTTACAAGAATTTTAAGTGTATGGAGTGCGGATGTAAAGATATTCTCCAAGAGAGAAAGTATACACCGGACTTTGTACTTATTAAATCAGGTAAGGTGTTAGAGGTTAAAGGAAGGTTTGTTATGGCCGACAGAAAAAAGATAATGGCTGTGCTAAAGAATAATCCCGACCTTAACTTTACAATGGTGTTTCAAAACCATAGAGCGAAGATTTCAAGAGGTAGTAAATTTACTTACATGACATGGTGTAATAAGTACAACATTGATTGGGTGAGTGTAGATAACCTTGGAATGTGGTTAAAAAGATTTTTAGAACCAGAGGATTAATGAAACTATAAAACATAAACAAGTGAGAGAAAGCTTAAACAGTAAACGATTACAAGTGATAAATCATCAAACAGGTGATATCCATGAGGATACAGCCTCTTTAAATGAATCACTGGTAGACAGAGACAGAGATGAATCTATAAATCTTATAGACTCTCTGAGAATTAAACTTAACATTTTAAAAGATCAGATAAACAATGGCGACATTATTTAAGAATTTAAGTGAGGAAGATAAGGAACTTATAAAGGTTTCTTACGCTAAGAACAAAATTATAGTAGATGGTGTTCCAGTAGAATCCTTGGAGCAAATACAGAAAGACCTAGCACAAGAGTTTGCTGTAACACCACGATCAATAAGGAATTGGGCTAAGAACCTAAACCTAAACACAAGTTTCTCAGGAGAGAGTCCGGCAAAGATATTAGTCTTTGACATAGAAACAGCACCAATGGAGGTAAGATGCTTTCCTACTTGGGGTGTTAACATTACACCAAACATGATAAAAAGAGATTGGTTCATGTTATGCTGGAGTGCAAAGTGGCTCTTCAACGATAAAGTTTATTCGATGAAGCAAAACAAAAGAGAGGTACTTGCTGGAGACGATGAAAGGATTACAAAAGGTCTTTGGAGTATGGTTGATGAAGCTGATATAATTGTGGCTCACAACCTAAATAAGTTTGACAAGAAGAAGATGAACACTAGGTTCTTAAAACACGGACTTAACCTACCCTCTCCTTATCAGACAATAGACACTCTTATACACGCTAGAAAACAGTTTGCTATAACACACAATAGATTAGATTATATAGCTACTAAGTTTTTTGGTATTGAAGGTAAATTAGAGAACGCTCCGGGACTATGGGATAGAGTTGTTGAGGGAAGTATAGAAGACATGACACTTATGTCAGAGTATTGTGACCAAGATGTAAGGGTCTTAGAAGAGGTTTATCTAAGAATGAGACCCTACATGCAACCACATCCAAATGTAGGACTTCACATAGCTAGTGACATAGAGGTATGTGCTACTTGTGGATCCGATAACTTAGATTGGTCAGGAGAATATCATACCAACGTAAATGTCTACAAAGCTTACAGATGTGAGTGTGGAGCATTAGGTAGAAGTAGGAAGTCTTCTCTTAGCTTAGAAAACAGAAAACATTTAACTAATAGTAACCCGAGATAAAATATGGAGAGATTAAAAAAAGCATGGAAGTTCACAGAGAAAGTATTAGCTTTCTCAGGAGTAGCTTACATAACAATATTAATAATATTAGTACTATTAAAATGACACCAGAAGAAGTAACATCAACAGACACAGTACAACTATTATGTACTAAGAGTTTCAGTAAAGAGTTTCTAAAAGAGTGGGGGCCAGTTATGGAACCATTTATGAAGAAAGGTTGGGCTACTTGGGCAGAGGTTGAACACTATGAAGATAGGTTAGTGGAAGATACTTTGCTAGTAGAGAACAATGAATATGAAATTAATTTTCCACCGGAGAATTTTGAAGTTATAATAGATTAAAAAAAAAAATAAAAACATGAAAGATTTACAAACAGTACATCAAGGATTAGAAAAAGCTACTAAAAGTGGAGTCTTTACAATGAAAGAGGTTGGAGCACTTAGTAATGCTATGATAGGATTATATAAAATATTTGAATCTCCTGTGGAGGTAGTTGATCCACCGGAAAAAGACAAGAAAAAATAATGGAGAAAAAAATGATAAGAACAGTCCTTGAAAGCAGGGTCTTGATAAGGGTTATAGAAGATGGTACCAAGATGGGAGGGTCTGATTTTTACATGCCTGCTGATTCTGACTCTCTACCAAAGGCAGTTATAATTAAAGTTGCTGAGAATATAACCACTGTAGAAGAGGGAGATATAGTTTACTATGTTGCACCTAGAGAGAGAGGAAAAGTAAGCCACGATGGAGAGGAGCATTTTATAGTTCCTATATCAGCGATAGCGGCAATAACAGAACATTATGAGGTTGATGATGAAGAACTACCATTTTAAAAATCATAACAATGACAAACATACCATACGAAAAACAATACGTTGACGGGGAGCTTATAAATCCAATTACAAAGGAGAGAAAGACCCGTGGGCCAAACAGACGACAAAGAAAACAAATGTTGAAAAAAAGAAAACGATAAACTATGAGTACAGGAATTAAATTTAGTGAAGATGCTAGAGAGGCTCTTAAAAGAGGAGTTGACTTAGTTGCTAACCCAGTTAAAGCCTCGTTAGGGGCAGAGGGAAGAAACGTAATTATACCTGCCAACAACGGTGGATACATGATTACAAAAGATGGTGTGTCAATAGCACGATCTATTTATCCGGAAGACCAATTTGAAGCTATTGGAGCGTCTCTTATTAAGGAGTCGGCTACAAGGACTAACTCTGAGGCAGGCGATGGAACCACTACAGCTACAGTTATAGCTCAGGCTATATTTGACGAAGGGTTAAAATTAATTGATGCAGGAGAATCTTCTGTAGAACTTAAAAAAGGTATTGATACCGCTGCAGAAGATGTAGTTAAACATTTAAAAGATATATCAAGAAAGGTTACAAAGAAAAACCTTAAACACGTAGCTACAGTATCAGCTAATGGAGACGAGGAATTAGGAGAAATGATATCCAAAGCTTTTAATAAGATTGGAAAACATGGCTCTGTTCTTACAGCAATTTCCGATACTGCTGAAACTGATATAGAACTTAGAGAAGGTGTAGTACTAGATAAGGGATATACATCTAGAATATTTAGAACAGATACTCAAAGAGATATTTGTAAGCTAGACAACCCTTTTGTACTTCTTCACAGAGGTAAAATTGAAAAGGGGGATAACATTGTTAAAATATTTGATGCAGTATTTACTAAGCCAGATGGAAGGATCCTAATTATCACAGATGATATTGACCCTTTTGTTCATTCTGTAATAGCCCAAAACATAGACAGTGGAGCAATTAAAAACAAGATTTGTGTAGTTACCTTACCACAAATATTAAGAATTCAAGTAGATTTACTTAATGATTTAGCTACACTTACAGGTGCTACAATTGTATCTTCTGAAAAGGGTACTAAGATTGAGGCGAGGAACCTAGGTAAAATTAAAAGCTGTGTGGTTAGTGAAACTGACACAGTTATTGTAGGTGACGCTAACAATCTAACAGACCTTACTAAGGAGATCGAAGAGAAGATTGAGATAACTAAAAACAGGTTTGACAAAGAGGAGTTACAAGAGAGGTTAGCTAGAATCACAGGAGGAGTAGCAACAATACGTATTGGAGCAAAATCTGATAGTGAGTTAGCAGAGAAAAGTGACAGAGTAGAAGACTCTATTAACGCTACTAAGTCTGCCCTTGAAGAAGGTATTGTATCTGGTGGTGGTGTAGCACTACGTAATATTGCCGACATGCTGTTAGAGGACTTTAAAGCTGGTAGTGTATCATCTTTTTCAAAAGGTTATGAATTACTACTTAAATCTTGCACCTCACCATTTAATCAGATATTGAAAAATGCCGGAATGGAAACTGTAGAAAAAATGGAAGATGGTTTTGGTATAGATGTTAAAACTGGTAAAATGGTTCCAATGATGTTAAGAGGTATTATTGACCCAACTAAGGTTACGAGGTGTGCACTTGAAAATGCGGCATCTGTAGCAAGTACATTCTTAACTACAGAGGCTATTGTAGCAAGAGTTCAACAATAAGATATGAAGATACTAAAAAAGTATAAGTTAGAAGACTTCTTATTCATTGACATAGAGACAGTTCATGGGGACAATTCCTTTTCGGAGGAGTCCCCTATGTATGATGCTTGGAGATATGACAAGGTAAAGGGAGACAATGAGAACATCACAAATGAGGAACTCATAGAACTTTATTATAAAGAAGCACCACTGTACTCTGAGTACGGTAAGATAGTTTGTATCACAATAGGTATGGCTATCAGTGGTGAGATAAGAATTAAGAGTTTCTACGGAGATGATGAGAAGGTTTTACTCACTGAGTTTAATGAGTTACTAGATACATTTGTAACAAGTAGAACTTGGCTATGTGGGCATGCAGTAACACAGTTTGATGCCCCTTGGATCATGAGGAGATGCCTTGTAAACGACTTAGAACCAAACATGTTGTTTGACGTAGCACATTTGAAACCGTGGGAGGTTCAGTATATGGATACTCAAACCCTGTGGAAGTCTACAAGCTGGAGACCAACTTCTCTTATAGCATTAGCTACTTCTCTTGGTATACCTTCTCCGAAGGATGATATCTCAGGGAAGGATGTAGGCAGAGTTTATTATGAAGGAGGTCTGGACAGAATTGTAACTTACTGTGAGAAAGATGTGAAGACCGTTATTTCAATAGTTAAGAAACTAAGGTTTGAGAAGGAAGAGGTTGAGCCTGAGAAGGTTGGAGTACTAACCTATCTCTTTGAAGGTGGAAAGTACACAGAAGAGGTGCGAGCAGAATTACTACAGGTTTTAAAGCCTCTTAATAAGACAGAGACTAAGAAGGCCTTTGAGATTTTAAATACGCTACCTACGAAAGCTAAAAACAAAGAGACGGACATAACTAAGAAGGATATACAGGAATTATCTGACTTTATAACAAATAATAAATAATGGCAAAACTGAAATTACCAAAAATAGATGAAAACGGAATCGGGATGTATTCTTACTCCCAACACTCCAAATGGTTTAAAAATAAAAAAGAGTACATAAGGTCTTATTTCTTCGGAGAGAGTTTCGACGGAAATGCGTACACAGATTTTGGATCCGCAGTAGGAGAAGCCTTGGAGCACAATGACTTCTCAGACTTTGACTCCAAGCAAACTAAAACCTTAAACAAGGTCACACGCCTAGATGAATTTGAGAGGTCTATTAAACTAGATTTCCCTGAGTTCAACTTCTACATTAGAGGTTACATAGATAGCAACGATACAGAGTTAACAACACTTATCGACTACAAGACAGGTGCGTTAGACAAAGAATCAGTGTATTCTGCCGACAGTTATGACCAACTGGCTATATATGCTGGAGCAATACAACAAGAGACAGGAAAACTCCCTACAGAGGCTTACGTAGAGCTTATAGAACGGCTTGGAAACCCTTGGAAACAAGAGCCTTTGACAGTAGGTAATAAGATTGTTAAGATACCTCAAGATATCTCTGAGGAGAATATAGAGAAGGTAAAACTTAAAATAATAAAAGGGGCTAAAGAGATTAGTTCTTATTACAAGGTTTTTAATAAGTTGAATGTGGTGTAGTGTGAGTGGGTCTATTTCTTAGTAGACCCTTTCTTTTTCTTCGCTTCTACTAACTTCACGTACTCAGTAAGAGTTTCTTCATTAAATATTCCATCAGTTCCATTTGAAACACCGTCTATAAGTTCATTAAATAATTCTAGGTACTGCTTCTCAACACTTTTCTTAACGTCTTTAATAGGTATCTTTTTATTAAAAGCATCTCCAAAGAATTTTTCTAATATGAGGGCACGTTCTTTAGGAGTACCAAATTTTAAATCCCAATAATATTGACTTGTCTCTGGGCTTTTTATTCTCCCAACCACTTTATTCACAGTCTTCTTCAACTTAAATTTATTCTCTCCAACAACATCTTCCATAAGTTTCCACAGCTCTTTCTCAGCCTTAACTTTCTCGGCACCCTCAGCATCCTTATATTTCTTCACAGCTTTTTTGATAACAACATCTTCTATAAGCTTATTTATATCTTCTTCTACACTATTTTCTTTTATTATCTCGTCTGTATCTACTAGTCTATTGTACTCACTGGTTGTTTTAAATAATCTACCGGTGAAAGATTTACTAACAGTTTCAGAAAATGGAGTTTTCTCCCAATAAGAATCAAACATCTTAATCCCTTTGTCTCCTGTTTCCATAGGTATCATATCCGCAAATCCATATCCCAACCCTACCCAAGGGGAAACATTAGGCGTAGTAAAAATACTTTCAAATGCTGCTTTTGTTCCAATAGGGGATATATTAAATTTTATTCCTAGTTTCTTGTAGAAGTCTTCGACTTTCTTATTTTCATATCCCAATGCTTCATCTTCTACTGATCCTTGTTTATGTGACAAAGGTTGGTTTCTAAAGAAGTCATATTTAAGGGCACTACTTAAAACAGCCTTCACAATGGGAGTTTTAGTAAATAAATTCTTTCCAAATTCTATAGGATCAAGCTTAAACTCAATAGGAGAAATATTATTATTTAGTGCAAATGAAACATTTTCATGTGCAGTACTCTCAGATGTATCTCCTACCTGACCTTTTAAATAATGATCTTGCATACCCTCCACTGCAGAAATAATAGATGTTAAGGCGTGCGGTTTAGCTATTCTAATGTATTCAAACTCTCCTTCTTCATCTCTTTTACCAGTGAATATAATGTTGTAGTTTGTTAAATCGTATTTACTTACTCCGGCCCTAGCTTTTAAAAATAGTTCTTGAGTAGATAAACCTCTATCCTCTTCTGGTTCATCATTCCCTCTACTTGCAGCAAGGAGCCACATACCAGCTTTAGCCGCACCAAAGGCTAACATTGAGGATGTTTGTACAGCCTTTGAAAATGTATTTTTAGGATTGTCATTAAAAGCCTCCACCATAGCTCTAGTACCTTGAATACTAGCATTAAAATATGGACCTATGGCATCTATATCCTTAGATGCAGCCCCTCCTTGATTAAAATCAGAAGTTTCTCTAGCCTCTGTAGCTGATTGTGTATATATATCATCTAACTCACCTTGTGCTTTTCTATCTGCTACCTCTTTTGTATCTCCCTCATTTTGAAATTTAAGAGATTGTTTATCTAAGAATTCTACTTCTGTTTTTACTCCAGCGTCTTTAAACTGATTAATATTTGACCTATTAAATACGGCTAACCTCAGACCCATCTCTGTGTATCTCTGTAGTTTCTTAGCCATAATTGTTCCAAACACGTATTTAGCTACATCTTTTACAATAGGTGCATTATCCCCCGCAAAAGCTTTTACAATTTTATCTCCGGCTCTTATCAAATCTTTATCTTTAGTAGTAGAGCCCTGAGTATGTAAGAAATCTAATTGTATACCATATTTCATAGCTTTGTTATAAAGCTCCATTCTTTTTCTAGTTTTAGACCCCATTATAAGGTTCTTCATTTTACCCTTTGGTAATGTGTTTAAATCACTAGCTACCATACTTCTTACACTAGTCATAAAGTCTTTCATAACAAATGCCATATTGGTAGGTACAAATGGAGACCTATAGGCCTTAGCAAAAGTACTTATAAACAAGAAATCCCGAGGTGTATTTGTAATGAAGAACGTTGGGTTATTACCTGTTGCCAGTGTTTTTACAACTCCACTTAAAGAGAATAATACAACTTTTTCTCTTATTTCATTTGTCTTGTAAACACTCTTTACAATACCATTATATAAATCATGTAATTTATCCTTTATAAGAAGTTCTTTTCTTACTCCATCTTCATAATAAGATTGTCTTTTCCAACCTTTAGGAGGAGCTTTATATACTATCTCTCCGCTTTCTTTAACCTTTTTTACAGGGTTAACCTTAATCACAGCAGACAACTTATCAAAATTTCTTATCTCACTATTCTCTTCTTTAGATCTATTTGGTTTTTCTCTTAGGGCATCTATTTCCTTAGCCCTCTCTCCCATAAATTGTTTAAGTTTAGTTGTAGCGTGGTTAGCGGCTATTGCTTTAGCCCTAATACTTAATGATTTACCAAGTAAATATTGAGAGTCTATTATTGTACCACTAGCTAATCCATATTCTAATTTCTTAACTTGTTTAGATGAAAGTGAAGTAGTTTCACCATCTCCTTTTAAACCTCCGGATTCTCCCTCAAGTTTGTTTAAAAACTCTAAGTATTCTCTAGGCTGATAATCTACGTCGAAGAAAGAGTCTCTATATCCCTTATTAATTATTCCTGCATCATACATATCATCTAGAAGAGTTTTGTACACGTCAAAATAATTCTCAGCTCTCTTAATTAGGTTGTTGTATTTCTTTTCCCCTAATTCTCCTTTTAAATCTCTAAGGTAAGCCTCTGAGGTTTGTTTATTCTGGAAGTTTGGGTGCACTACATCATTAAGACCTTTAGATGCACGATTATTATCAATAGCTATAATTCTCTTAGCAAATATAACTTTGTCAAGTGTTTCTAAACTAGATGTTTTTAATCCTCTGTATATCTTACTGTAAGCTATTTCATAATTATGTTTTGCATAACCAGACGCACCTTTTTTAGTTACCATCCAGTTTCTAGGATTAGTCCCCTTTGCATCCCTAATAAGTTTTTTTACATCATATTGACTGTCCCATATCTCCCGAGCCATTTTTCTCCACATCCTAGTAAAAAATGGAACAGTTGGTTTAAGCTTTTCTTCTAACTCTTTCTTAGATATCTCATAGCTTTCATTAGCTATCTTAGAACCTTCACTATCAGTTACAGTCTGGCTTCTCTTTACCCTATCTCTAGCGAACATCTGCTCCTGCTTATTCCCTTTGAAACTCTCTACAATCTGTTCCTCAGTTTTACCTTGTGATAAGAGCTCATCTACCTTAGTATCAACTACTTCTCTTTTATTTTTCTTAACATCCCCGTTTATAATATCAGATAAACCCTTCATTAGGGATTTTTCAGCTTCGCCTTTATCTTTTTTATTTAAACCTTTGTACCAATCTGTGCCCTTTAAATAGTTTATACCGGCAGAGACAATATCCGCAGTGGTTTTAGCTGTCTTAATAGCAACTCTCATAGCTTTTACGGCTCCTTGAGCAATTACTACAGGAATATTCATACCTAAGTTCTCCTTTCCAAAGTCATTTAACTTAGTCTCCAATGCAGACAACATTTCTTCTGCGGTGTCTAGTTTAAGGTCTTTGGTTAGGTTTATTTTTTTGGGCGGTAGTGTGGTTCCAGCCTCTTCATATTTAATTTCTATACCTGTTTTGGGATTAAATAGGCCAGATTCTAAATTTAGGTCATGAGCAACTTTTTTTGCCTCTTTTAATGTTCTAGCCTCTCCTTGAACCTCTCCTGTTGTTTCTTGTTTAACGACCCACTTATCTCCTTCCTTTTCTATATATCTTCCTCCAGTTTTATCATAGTAAGATCCAGCCCTATTCCTTTGAATGTCTGATATAGGTTCTACTACATCTCCTTGCTGCGTTTTTTTGGCCTGTGACTTTAAAGTAAAAAGGTCAGTTGAATCATATATTACCTGTGTTTGTGTATTAACAGGTCTAAGTTTAACTTTTTTAGAAGTTTTACTTTTATTAATAACTTCAAATTCTTTATTAGTAGCTTTATGTACAACAATATCTTTATCATTAAATTCAGATAAGGGTTTTACTACATCTCCTTGCTCTGACTTAACATCTGCAGGTAGCTTTGTATCTGCAACTTCTTTTGCTTTGCTTTCTCGTTTTGCTTCTGGAGTTTTAGTTTCTCCTTTTGGGATAACTTGTTTTGGTTGTGTTTCATTTGTTTTTTTATTATCTGGTTTTATTTGAGACCGTTTAAAAGAAACAATTTCCCAACCGTCTAATGGTTTATCTCCAAATTTTCTGTTTACTATTATAGCATCATATCCTGCATCTTTCACTTTTTGGATATAATCCCCTTGTCCAAATATTCCCAAAGAGTTTCCCTTACTGTCTTTTAGTTCTATAGGGCTTGGTCTAGTGGCATCAACTATTAGTGGATTTTTTGCATCTAACTTACCCTCAAATGTTGTGTTTGTTTTAGGACTCTGTCCTTGTTCCTGTCTTGATGTAGTATAGTTCTCTGCGGACTCTTTATCTCTCGTAAAGAAACTAACTCCGTCTCCTTTTGTATCTAATCCTTCTTTTACTACATCTCCTTTATATATAGTTTGTTCACTATCATATTTTAATTCTATTTTA